AAGAACGGGCCGACAGGGTTCTTTCGAAGATATGTCAGGCCCTGGGTGTTACTTCATACTACAACAAGGGCGAAAGGTGTCTGGAAGCCATTGAACAGATGAAGCGGTCCGGAGGATTGACCCAAAGCATGATAAACGAAATCCAGCAGATTAACCAGTTATCAGGGGCGCTTCTGGAATTGGTCAGGGAAACTTATTTGATAACCGTAAAGCACAGGTATAAGCACAGAAATATTTTCAATCCTGGGCGCACAGGACGCCACAGGAGAGACGAAAACAACCGAGGACGACAAAATATATTACCGAGCAAAAACGAAGCCCTTAAAAGGCAAATAAAACGCTTTTAGAAGATGGGAGGAAATCGAATGAATCAATGTCAGCTTATGGGACGCCTTGTAAGGGACCCAGAACTTAGATATACGCAGAATGGAACAGCCGTGGCTTCGTTCACGCTTGCCGTGGACAGGCGCTTCAACAGCGACAAAGCCGACTTTATAAAGATCATAGCATGGAGGAACACGGCCGAGTTTTGCGCGAAGCATTTCCAGAAAGGATCAAAAATCGCCCTGGTCGGAAGCATACAGACCCGCACTTGGGAAGACGACGACGGGAACAAACACGGGTCCGTCGAGGTCATAGCCGATTCGGTATATTTCGCGGATTCGAAGAAGTCAGACGGGCGGTCCGGAAGTCCGGTGGAAGACGCGATCGCAAACGGTGACTTCGTGCCGATCGACGGTGAAGACGATGATCTTCCGTTCTGAACTGGTAAATATTCCGCCGAAGGGAGGGAAACGACGTGGACACAGAAGAAAGAATCCGGAAAAACATAGAAGACATTCTGCAAAATCACGCCCAGGAGATCAAGACAATCGAAGCCCAGATCGACCTGGAAAAAGCCGCCCTGGAAGCGGACCTGGAAGAAATACGGGCCAGGGTCTTTCCGTCGGTGAGATATGACACGGTCCGCGTTCAGTCCTCCGCCGATCCGGACGCGAAAATGATCCGAATGATGGAAGCTATTGAAAGGCGCCAAAAGAGATCAGAACGGGCGATCGCACCGCTGGAAGAAAGAAAACGGCAGATTGAAGCAGTATATCAGCACGTCCTTTGTCTGGACGCAAAATCGAAATGTGTCCTTCTGACCCTCTACTATCCGAAACGTACATACGAAGAAGCGGCCGAAGCCCTGGAAGTTGACGTTTCAACGATAGCCAGAAGAAGGAACGCGGCTATCGCTTCCCTGGTGAAACGATTGAAAATGAGTGAGAATGAAAACCTTCACCGTAAGAGGGGAAAAGCCGTTAGGATTTGATTGCAAGTGATTGCAAATGTACGCCATTGTTTATATGAATTATATGTTCTAATATGGTATCGGGGAATAGCCCGTTCCCCCCTCCTTTTTTCTATAAAGGACACGGAAAAGACGTCTTATTCAGGCGTCTTTTTCTGTTGTCCGCGAAAAAATAACAAAAGAAAGGTCGTGAAGAATCGTGGCAAAGCTGACAGAGAAGCAAAAACGCTTTATAGAAGAATACCTGATCGACCTGAACGCGACACAAGCCGCGATTCGGGCCGGATATAGTCCAAATAGCGCAAGGGATATAGGAAGTGAAAACCTAACAAAACCCGACATTCGCGCGCGTATAGACGAAGCCCTGGCTGAACGATCAAAGCGAACCGGGATCAATGCTGATCGCGTCCTTCGTGAGATCGCAAGGATCGCCTTCGTGAATGCGGCCGACGTCATAAACTTCGACAGCGCAACCATAGCGGAAGGCGCTTCCACTGACGACACGGCGGCCATAGCTTCCGTAAAGGTCAAGACGATCCCAACAGCGGACGGCGAAGGCGTCGAACGTGAAATCCGCCTGGCTGATAAGTTGAAGGCCCTTGAACTATGTGGAAAGCACCTGGGAATGTTCAAGGACAATCCGGAAGCGAATATCCCTGTTACGGTGGTGATCAACTATGACTATGGCGGCGAAGATTGAAGTCCGATCGACGGCACAGTTTAACCCGGTCTTTCGTGTTGTCAATGAGAGCCGCGCCAGATACCGGATATTAAAAGGATCAGCCGGTTCCGGAAAGTCAGTCAATATCGCCCAGGACTATATCGCGAAATTATCCGATCCGGCTTATGCCGGCGCGAACCTTCTTGTCGTTCGTAAGATCGAGGAAACGAACCGCGACAGTACCTTCGCAGAACTTCAAGCGGCCATTTATAGAATGTTCGGCCAGTATGCGGACAAGTTCTGGAAGGTGAACCTGAATCCCCTTTCCCTGGAATGTAAGATCACAGGAAACAAGATCATATTTCGCGGCGTCAAGGATCAAAGACAACGCGAAAAAGTGAAGTCAATCACCTTCAAAAAGGGGAAGCTGACCTGGATATGGGTCGAGGAAGCAACGGAACTTCTTTCCGAAGATATTGACATTCTGGACGACCGTCTTCGTGGAAACCTGGACGATCTGAACCCGAATCTATATTACCAGATCACAATGACCTTCAACCCGGTCAGCGCGACGCACTGGATCAAAGCAAGGTATTTCGACAAAAGCGATCCGGACGTCCTGACGCACCATTCCACATATAAGACGAACCGTTTCATTGACGCCGGTTATTTCCGCCGTATGGAGCGCAGAGCCATAGAAGACCCGGAAGGCTATCGTGTTTATGGCCTGGGTGAATGGGGCGAACTTGGCGGCCTGATCCTGACGAATTTCGAAGTCCATTCCTTCCCCACTACACGCGACAATTTCGACGCGTTTTATTATGGCCAGGACTTCGGCTTCAACCACGCGAACGCGATCCTGGGCGTCGGACAAAGGGACGGCGAACTGTATATCTGTTCGGAAGTCTATTGCTTTGAAAAGGACACGGAAGAAATTATCAGCCTGGCCAGAGCGGCAAAGATTGATCCACGCGTGGAAATGTTTTGCGATTCGGCTGAACCTGACAGGATAAAGACCTGGCAGAAGGCCGGATTCAGGGCCTATCCTGTGAAGAAGGAACAGGGAAGCGTCAAAGCACAGATCGACTTCCTGAAAGGCCGCAAGATACACATTCACCCTTCTTGTGTGAACACTTTGAAAGAGATTCAACAATGGAAGTGGAAAAAGGACCCGACGACAGGCCTTTATATAGACGAACCGGTGGAATTCATGGACGACGCAATGGCGGCGCTTCGTTATTCCGTCGAAAGAATCCGCCGCGGTTCATCAATCGAAGTCTTAAAGTGAGGTGTAAAGAATGTTTGATACAACCCTTATGGATCGGATCAACATGATCCTGAATGATCCAGAAAAGACGCCTATGTCGCTGGCCCAGATCGTCGGCGAGGAAATAAAAGAATTCAAGGCGTCAGAGCAATATAAAATCATGGTCGAAGCCGAACAGTATTACAGGAACCGGTCAGACGTCCAAAGGAAGACAAACGACGTCGCCAATCGTTCGAACTGCAAAATCGAACACCCGATCCTGAAAAAGCTGGTGGACCAGAAAGCGAACTATCTTCTTTCGAAGCCCTGGTCTGTTGACACCGGAAACAAGAAGTACGGTGACGCCCTGAACGAAATCTTCGACCCCACATTCAGGCGAAAGATCAAGAGCCTGGGAAAAGGCGCGGTCAAGTCCGGGATCGCATACATTCAGCCCTATTTCGATAATGGGAAGCTGGCCTTCATGCGTATTCCTTCAACCGAACTGATCCCGCTGTGGCGTGACGCTGAAAGAACCAAAATGGACGCCTTCATTCGCTTCTATGACCAGACGATCTATGTCGGGAATAAGAAGCACACGATTACACACGCGGAATTCTGGTATTCCGGCGGCGTGAAATGGTTCAAGACCGACGGCTTCGGCGGAACTGGGGCGAATGACTTCCACGTCGACAAGGACCACGGCGACGAATCGAACGACTACACGGAAAGCCATTTCGTCGTCGGAAATAAGGCCTACAACTGGGAAGAAGTCCCGATCGCCTGGCTGAAATACAACGAAGAAGAACTTCCTCTTTGCTATTTCATTAAGGACCTGGTCGACGATATAAACTGGCAGACTTCCGTGACGGCCGACGTTCTTCGTGACGTTGCGAAATTCATCTATATCCTGAAAAACTACGGTGGACAGGACCTGGGCGAATTCATTCGTGACCTGAAAGAACACCTGGCAATCAAAGTCACGTCTGACGGTGGCGTTGATAAATTACAGGCCGATCTGAATATCGACGCTGTCATGGCCTTCCTGGACAAACAGCGCCGGGACGTGTTCGACTTCGCTTCTGCCGTCGACACAAAGGACCCAGACCTGGGGAACGCTTCCGGAACGGCGATTAACTTCCGATACATGGACCTTGACGCCGACTGTGAATCGCTGGGGGCTGAACTGAAAGACACCTTCCAGCGCTTGAAACTGTTCATTGACGTCTATCTTCAATTAACCGGGAAAGGCGACTTCACGAACGAACAGTTCGACATAATCTTCAATATGGATATGCCTGTCAACGAAACCGACGTGATCAGCAACGTCCGCAACAGCGAAGGGATCATTTCGAAGCGCACACAGCTTCAAAATCACCCGTGGGTTCAGGACGTCGAAGAAGAACTTTCCTGGATCGAGGAAGAAAAGAAAAAGGCTATGGAGGAATTCGGGAACGGCCTATTCGACGACGCGCTGGGCGCTAATGCCGGAGCCGGCACAGGCGACGGTAAGAACGGCGGTGGCGTAAATGAAGAACAGTAAACAATACTGGTTAGAGCGCGCATTAACACGCGAAAATGAATCCTATCTTCGCGGGGCCGCCCTTTCAGCAAAGACCTTCACTGAATACCAAAGGGCCGCAAAGGCAATCCGGAAAGAGATCAACGACTTTTATTCCAGGTATGCCGGAAAGTATGGGCTGACCTACGAACAAGCGGTCCGCCTTCTGAACCGGAAAGAATTCCAGGAATGGAAGGCAAGCCTGTCGGAATACGTCACCAGGATCGCCCATGAACCCGATCCGCGCATTAAGGCGCTATTGACGGCACAGCTTGACGCATTATCGGCCAATAGTTCTATAACGCGCCTGGAAGCCCTACACAGCCAGATCGACATGATACTGAATGACCTGTTCACAAAAGGCGTCCAGCAAATGAAAGAAGAATTCGGCGACAGCTTCACCGAAAGCTATTATCGCAAGGTGTACGACATTCAATGCCGCGCCGGCTTTCTGAATGAATTTGCAAAGATCAACGCCGGAATGATTGAAAGCGTCGTTTCTTATCCCTGGTCCGGCGCCATGTTTTCGGATCGGCTGTGGCAGAACAAACAGGCCCTTCTGTTCAACCTTCGGGAGATCACAACCCAGGGATTGATCCAGGGAAAGGGAATCGTGGCCATGTCGAAGGAAATATCCGAAAAAATGGGCCAGTCCTACAAGAACGCTGAACGGCTTATCAGGACAGAAACGAATCACCTTCACAACGAAGCAGAAAAGGCCGCATATAAGGCCGCCGGCGTGAAGGAATATGAATTCGTCGCAACCCTGGACAGCCGCACAAGCGCGGTCTGTGCTGATCTGGACGGGAAACACTTCCCCCTTTCGGAAGCACGGCCGGGAACGAATTTCCCCCCTATGCACCCGAATTGCAGATCGACGACGATCGAATATGATCCGGACGACGCGCTGGACTGGTTCAATTCCGGAAAGAAAATGCCGAAGAACATGACTTATTCCGAATGGGCCGAAGCTAACGGCATAAAGCGGAAGAAATCATCTGATAGCAAACGAAATCAAGTGATAACTGTTGATTAAGCGCCTTCACGGGCGTTTTTTCATATACAAAATACGCCGCTTCCGTCCGGCGAACAGGCGGAACCGCAAAGCGTGTGGAAGTCACGTTAAATACAGCGGGAAGAAAGGAGAATGTCAATCATGATCCACGAAAGCATTAAAGCAATCCTGGGGGAAGACCTTACAAAACAGGTCGAAACAGCACTGAAAGGCAAGGGCAAAGACGGAAAGGACGTCGATCTGGTGGTCGGCAACGACGGAACATTCGTACCGGCTGACAAATTTGACGCCTTGAAGAATCAGTCCACAAGCGCAGAAAAAGCGCTGAAAGCCGCCGCTGACGCATTAAAAGCGATCGGTGGTTCAGGTGATCCGGCGAAGATCGCCGAGGACGTGAAGACCGCCCAGGAAACGATCAACACCCTTCAAACGAACCACGCGACAGAGATCAAGAAAATCCAGAAGAACACAGCGTTGAAAATGGCGCTTGCTGGCCAGGTACATGATCCGGCCGACATTATTTCACTTCTGGACCTTGAGAAAATCGACGTGGACGATTCCGGGACCTTGAAGACAGACCTTGAAGGGCTTCTGAAACCTATCAAGGAAAGCAAGGCTTATCTGTTCAAGGCCGCGGACCAGAATCCCGACATCAAGGGAGCAAAACCAGCCGAACCCGGCAATCCACCGGCAAAAGCCGCGCCGGAAGGCCCTGTAATCTTTTAACACAAAACTTTTTGAGAAAAGAAAGGATTGATTAACTATGGCAAGAACAAAAGCTATTTCTCTGATCCAGTCCGGGGCGACTAAAGTCGACTTGAAAGAAATCTCCGGCCTTGTGATCGAAAATATCCAGAAGGAAACCTTGTCCAGTGGCTTGAAGTCCCAGGCCTACACTGGAAACCCCGCCGCTGGTTCTGTTGAATTCAAGAGATTCAAGAACAGCGCGTCCAAAGCATACGGAACCGCCAGAGCCGCCGGAGCCGGTGACAAACTGACCGTTCCGCCTACTACTGTAAACCTTGACCAGCACCGCGAGATCGTCGAGGAAGCCGCAAAGTTTGACCTTGACACTTTCGGCGTTGGAAACATCATGGCCAGACGTGCAGACAACCACGTCGACACTGTTGTCGCTGAA